AGATAATGTGAATGAATCTATATATAGGGAAAAAAGTAAAAATAGGGGTATAGGTAATATAAAATTTAAATTTGTGTATATAGGGGGATATGAAAATACGATGTGTCACGGCACACGTGACACGCTGAGGACTTATCTTACCCCTTTCAACAACTAGAAAGGAGACTACCATGAATAACGATTCATACGCTCGTGATGAGCAAAAACGAAAAGAGCAATACATGACCGCTTACGAATCTGAGGCGGCTAAGAACTGGATTGCTTCGCTGCCACCTGAAACTCGGGAAAAGGCAGAATCATTGGGGCTGCTGACTCCACAAACAGAGTGGGGTATCAACGGCCATAGTATCGACCAGCTGTTGCCTTGCTATGAACCCCGCCGGGAGGACGTTTACGATGACGGTCTGATTGCGCGTCCGTTGCAGAAGCTCAAAACTCATGCGGATCTGGTGAGTTCTGATGGCTGGGCGGCGGCTTTCGACAAGCTGGATGCTGATGAGGAGTCGGTGCTGTCTGCGTTTCTGCAGCAGGATGGTAATCCTCGCTTACGATGGGCTTGTATTTGCTACCTGCTCGGTCAGGGGACTTGCGAAAGCCTGGCGCAGAAGCTTGGCATGACCAAACAGGCTTTTCATCACCATGTGCGCAAGATGGAGAAACAGCTCGGTCTTCCTCCGATGGCGAATCAACGCAGCGAGAAAGTCCGTGACCTCTACCGCAGGAACAACAAACGCCGTAGCTGATGCGTTTTGACACACTCCCTACAGGTATGAAAAACAAAAATACAGTTACGGTTGTAGAATCGGTGTCGAACAATGGTGCTTGTCATGTTAACAGTACAAGCAAACCGGAAGAAATGCCTGCAAAAGGGACGATTTCTGAAAGTGGTTGTACTGTTAACAGTACAAGCAAATGTTATTCGCTCATGGTTCCGTCAGGCGTTGAGGGCATCTTAATGACTGGTAATGGGCTTATTGTGACGAATGAAGATATTTCTTCTGAAGAGTACAATCAGTTGTTCCGTACGGTTCTTTCCCTGCACAAGTCTAGTTGCTGGCTACTGGGGGACATTCTTCTGCTGGGTGACCGTCAATGGGGCAACCAGTACACTACGGGCAAGTACGAAGAAGCTATGCAGGCTACCGGGTTGTCACGCAGCAGCATCCGCGATATCGTGCGTACTTGCAAGCTGTTCCCGGTAGATAAGCGTCATCCTGAGCTTTCGTTTACGCATCACCGCGAGATTGCCTCTACGGATGCCAACCCCATCCAGCGTGATGAGGTGCTCCAGCAAGCCGCCAAAGACAAACTGACCTGTACAGCTCTGCGTAAGCAGCTCAAACAGACTCGATTTGTTGAGGATGATGAGCCGGAGGACAACTCCCGACCGCCCCAGGGTGAAGAACCTGACCGTCTCGGTCTGCTTGACCTGCCTGAACGAGTGGCCCCAGATGCGCCCCCTTTGTGGGATGCCATGAAGTTCAAGCAATGGGTGAATAAGCAGGAGCCGGAGGAATACACCGCCGAACAATGCGCCCAGGCTATCAAGCTGACCGAGGATATCGCCGATTTCTATCAGCAGGTGCTGGCACGCCTCGAAGAACTCGAAAACAGCGAAAATACCGTGTAAAAGCATGTTCCGACACCAGAAAAACAGTAGGAATGGCTCCCGCAAAGGACGAATTCAGCGACAATTTCGACTGACAACACACCATGACGGAAGGAGTCGAAGCGTAAGGAATCTATTTACTGTCAATAGATTAAAACAGGCCGCCTTTAAGGCAAGTGAAGAAAGCGCACAAACCATTTTTTTCTCATTCCCACTTTTTTCTGTTGTTGACCTCTGCAATTTCATCCCATCTGGCATGCTGGTTAAGCCTTTGAAAGTCATAAAACAAAGATATCTGAGATGGTGGCGTTTTCTGCCCCTCTGAAACGACCTAAAATGTGGGAATGAAGCCCTGTCTCATTCCCACTTTCATTCCCACTTTTTGGCACAATATGCACAAGTTCATTCCCACTTTCGTTCCCACATTTGTATCCCGCTTTTTAAGTCACGTTCCGGTCATGATGCTGGGCGTGGCGTTCTTTATCACCACGCTTTCAGCCGTGCCGGAGAACTCTTTGCCACCAACATGCGAGTAGTTGTAAACCATTGTAAATCAATGTTGTGATGCCGAAGAAAAAGCAAGAAAAAGCGTGACATTGTCTCTGATTATGCTAGAGTATAGAAAGCGATAAAGCGCTAACTATAAATATGCAAGAGTTAATCAAAACAGCATGGCCGGGAGCCTTGGTAGATGCCGAAACCCTGCAATACGAACTGTGGGGCGAATGCAAGCAGCCCCAGGATTGCCGGGTGGTCATACACGAGCCTGATTCTTTCAACCGAGGAGGTATCACCGTCACATTCGGAAGCCAGAAAACCCACAACGGAGCCAACATGGCAAGGGTGATAGCCCTGCCGAATGGCATGCGCCGATTGGAAAGGTACAGGGTCACGGACGACTTCGATATTCAGCCAATTTCCACCATCATCCACTTCCTGCCGGAGAACATGAAAGAGGAGTGGCTTTCCAATTTCCCTGAATAACACCAATACAACCATGAGTAACAAGTACACACCAGAACAGGAGGCGCAAGCCCAGAAAATGGCCCTCCAGATAGCGGAAGAGCTGGCCGGGGGCTTGCAGAACATCATCGTCTGCACCGGGTGCAAGGATTTCCTTGCCCTGACAGCGGAGCCTGAGAAGAAGTACATCGGCGGGCTGGTCTTCCGATACCCCCGCCGCTTTGCCAGTAACCACTCCAACGAGGTACGCATTTTCGCCATGCAGGATGGAACCCGCAAGCTGGAATGGGGCTACGTTACGAAAGAAAAAGGGTATCTTCCCCTCGAAACGGAAGAGGGCGTAGCCCCGGAAAAGCTGGAGGAAGTCTGGTGGGAACACACCGCCTGTACCGTTCGCCCGCCGTGGTTTGTGGAAGCATGCCGGATAAAGCTAAAGCTCGGGCGAACCGTTGTCACCCCTGGGGCAAACGAGGCATTTACGCAGGAAGAAATCGGCAAGTGCATAAAGCGTCACTCCTATGGCGATTGGGGCGATTGCTGCGATGAAGACAAGAAGACTAACGATGCTGCACTTAACCCAAAGAATCCCTGCCGGGTGATAAGCGTCTACAAGTTCGAAGATGGACGAGTCCTCTGGGTCATTACGGAATGGGATAGAAGCGCAACAACTGCTCTATTGCCGGACGAATACTAATCAACCTCAACCCCGCCCCTGAATAGGGGCTTTTTCTTTTCCCGATTTTGACGCGCCCCCTATAGTGTCCGCAAGCTGCTACGGTTGCAGCGGAGGACAAAATCTAAACATAGAAAGAAAAACTATTATGTCTAAAACTTTAGACCTTATGACGGAAACTCCTAGCGCAAGTTACGAGAGTTATGATTCTATCACCGCCAGTATTAATGTGTGGACGAACGAGGCTATCGAAGGTAAGCAGCTTGGTACAAAAAACGTAAATCTGCTTGTTCCTGTCGGACAGATTGCTCGTCTGAATGTTAATTTCACTGTCGATGACTGGGGTTACATTAAAGCTACGCGAATCGCAGATTCCACCAATGGTAATGACCCGACTCCTATGGAGTTTCTCATTGCCGACATGGCTGAAGCTGATGATCGACGTGGCGCCATGGGTGGGCACACCCGTTGGGGGGTAACCAATAAGAGTATCGAACTGCCCGCGGGTCGCTATGTTCTGGAGATTTCACAGACCAATCAGGTTCTGAGCGAGAACAATGCTTCTGTGAATGTTTCCTACTGTGACCTTAACATTTCTGTTGAGTATCTCGAAGCAAAACTCCGTTACTTTACTGTAACCTTCAGCCGTAGCTCTGATGTTGTAAATGATGCAGACAAGAATACAGAAACTGCTTCTTATTGCTCTTCTGGTTATGTGTTTAAGGGCGAACTAATTGGGCATTTCTGTACTGGTAATAGCCTTGCAACGTTTACAGATGTAACTACGAAAAGCTATGGCCTAGTGCAAACCGGTGGTTGGATGGCAAACGCAAGTCCTTGGGTTAAGAAGCAGGTGAAAACGTCGGCTAATGCCAGCGCGTCTGACACAATGCGAATTGATGTCACTAAGCGCTTTAATACCGGGATGGATGACCGAACTCTCTGGCCTGATACCTGTTGTCCTGGGCAGAATTTGAAGGTACATACTTACCAGACAACTGGACTTCCGGGATACGGCATAGACGAACCCACCGCTAGCGACTCTAGCCACATTAATCATCCAGATTATCTGCGAGCTGATCTCGAAATCCATCAGGCTTCTCGCATCGGTTCTGAAGGATGTATCAGTGTTCTAGATGCCGCAAAGTGGCAGGAGCTTCGCTGTGATATGGATAGCATCAATGCTGATACATATGTTCCGGACTTGCTTATCTCGTATGCAGGTGCTCAACCTGACCCCTTTAGACATCCTGAAGGCGCAGAAGTAGCAGTTAACAACTAACCATAAATTAACTAATAGTGAGGCCACGACTATATTAGCCGTGGCCTCATTTACACCATATGCTATTTCATGGATCGCCTATAAGCATCTGAATATAAAATTCTCGTATATACTGGGTACTTTTTTTGTGCTTCAACGATTGTTTGAAGAATCTCTGAGTACTCAGAATTTCCCTCTGCTCTATTTTTCCAAAATGACCCGCCAGGAGGAGGATATGGTATTGCTCCATTGGACAGGAGTAATTTTACGATTTCTAAATCTTTTTTTTGCATAGCTTCAGTCAAAGGTGTGCCACTCCATCCATCATGATTCCACCAGTCATTAACTTCCTCTGGGTGCTCTGAAATTCTGTCAATAACCGCCTTTCTGGAAGACTCACTCCCATCCATATTCTGAATGAGTCGAATCAAAATACTATCGTACTCAAAATACTGCATATTTCCATATCCCGGATGGAGGGGATTACCTGGGTATACGATTTCCTCAGCATTCGCAACAGCGATAGAAAGAAAACAACAAGCTAAAATTGATGATACTATTTTCATGTGCGATTCATAGAGCAGGTTTAAGCTCTTGCATTATTATAACAATTTTAAGCTTTAGATGCAAGTTGTTAGTTGGCTTTTCGCTCATTTTCGCTCATTTATAGATTATGTCTTACAACCGCCCCTGAACAGGGGCTTTACTCGTATGCCGAACATCGTCACACCATCACAAGCCGACACCGTTCTGGAAGTCAACCGCGCCAATGCCATCAAGCAAGCGGTCAGTAAGGTCAAAGCCAAGAAGCCACTCACCAAAACGGAGGTTGAGCTGTTGCAGACTATCGCGTACAGCGCGGAACAAGGCGGCGACCCTAATATCACCGAGGTCAGCACCGTGGTGGATTTGGCGGCTGCGCTGGGGGTATCACGCCGGAGCATTGGCAACTGGCGCAAGATGCCGGATGCCCCGGAGCCGAAATCCAACGGAAAACACGATGTGGTGGCATGGCGCAAGTTCCTGCATGACCACCATCTGGACGGCAGTTCGCCCGGCGACGAAGAGGGACTGAAAGTCCGCAAGTTGCTGGCCGAAGTCAATGAGCGAGAGTTCCGCTTGTCGGTTCGCAAAGGCGAATACATCCGCAAGGATATGGTGCGGGAAGCGTGGCTGAGCCGCTGCGGGCGCGTGGTGAACCTGTTGCGAGCAAAGTTTGAAAAAGAGATGCCGCCTCGGCTGGTAGGGCTGGATGCGCCGAGCATACAGGAAGCTCTATCGGCAGCGATAGATTCCGTTCTGCAGGAGCTACACGAGGGAAAAGGCGATAGCCTGACTCCCTGATTTTGACGCATCCCCAAGGGGTGTGTCATCCAAACGTAACAGCTCTGAACTTGAAAACCGATTTGCCACCCTGTGGGATGCCATAGGTGGCCCGGAGTTGGTGCGTGAGTACCGATTTGACAAAAGCCGCCGCTGGCGAGCTGATTTTGCATGGGAAGAAGCGCGGCTTCTGATTGAGATAGAGGGTGGCGTATGGAATCGGGGGCGGCATCTGACACCCAGAGGCTTCATGAACGATGCCGAAAAGTATCTGGCAGCCACCTTGCAGGGCTGGGCGGTTATTCGTCTGGTAGACTCCATGCTTACCCCGGACACCATCAAACAAATCCTTGATTATGCCCGAAACCGAATATCTGGAAAACCTGTGGCGTGAAGCGTGGACTCCACCCGACCGCAAGGATGTCTGGATGTGGGCAGAGGAACATATCGAAAACATACCGTACTCGCCCATACCCGGACGTTTTCGTGTTGCCAACTCTCCGATGCTGGCTGAGGTCATGCAGGAAATGGTGAATCCCCGTACCCGAGTCGTGAGTATCATTGCAGCGGTGCAGAGTTCCAAGTCCACGGCGATTGAGATTACCTCGTGCTACATCATCTCGAATCTGCCTGGCCCCACACTTTGGCTGGATCAGAACGATGATGATGCCCGCGACCAAGCCGAGGGGCGACTCCGCAAGTTGTTCGATTGCTGCCAACCTGTGAAAGCCCTGTACCCGGCAGACAAGTACAAGCTGCGCAATACCACCATCCACTTTGCCAACGGCATGACGCTCTGGGTTGCCGGAGCATACAACAAGAGCAACCTGCAACGCCGCTCTATTCGCTGGCTGATTGGTGACGAGACTTGGCGCTGGCCACAAGGGCACATGGCAGAAGCCGAAGCCCGAACGACCGCATTCGGTTGGCTGGGCAAGTGCATCTTCTGTTCACAGGGAGGCTTTGCCGGAGATGATACGCACAACAAGTTCGAGACAACCGACCAGCGGGAATGGATGTTTACCTGTCCGCATTGTGGCAAGGAACAGGCGTACTCTTGGTCATGCGTGGAGTGGGGGAGTGATTGCAAGGATGCCGAGGGTAACTACGATTTCCGCAAGGTACGGGCTACGACTTACATGCGCTGCGCTCATTGTCAGGCAATGTTCGAGGACAGAGACGATGTTCGGCGCGACCTCAATGCCCGGTCACGCTTTGTCCCGCAGAATCCAAATGCAGCCACGGAGTATGTGGGCTTCCATTGGAATGCGCTCGCCACGATGAGCTGGGGCATGCTGGCTGAGCTTTACCTCCGAGCCAAGACCGCAGCCCGGAAAGGAGATTACACCCAGCTGCAGCAGTTTTACCAGAAACGACTTGCCCAGGCATGGAATGAGTTTCACGAGGATTTTCATGTGGAGACTCCGCTATCTGACTATCGCCTGGGGGATTTCTGGGCAGATGAGGGTAACATCGGCGGTGTGCCGTTGCGCTTCCTGACGGTGGATGTTCAGCGCGAGTGTTTCTATGCGGTAGTACGTGCTTGGGGACTGGATGGCAGCTCCCGCCTGATGTACTGCGACAAGCTGCATTCATGGGATGACATAGCTGCACTTGCTTCACGCTTCGGTGTGCAGAATAATCTGGTGTTCATCGACTGCGGCTATCAAAGCTACGAAGTATATGGCCATTGTGCCGAGAACGGCTGGACTGCCCTCATGGGCGATAAGCGAGCCACCTTTACTCACCGCCAGAAAGATGGCAAGCAGGTGGAACGATTCTACTCCCCGAAGCGCCGGGTAAATCTCGGGCATCAGAAAGTGGCAGAGATGTACTTCTGGAGCAACCTGAACGTCAAGGATGCGCTCTTCCGACTCCGGCGCAATACTTCCGCTCCGCTCTGGGAAATCCCCGGCGATGCACCCCAGGATTACCTCGATATGCTGGAATCCGAGTGCCGCAAGTTTGATAATGGTCATTGGGTCTGGAAGCAGATAGGAGACCGCGATAACCACTATCTTGACTGCGAAGCTATGCAGGTGTGTGGGGCAATTATGCTGAAATTGGTGGGGGGGGAAAAACTGAATTAAGCGGCGTAAAGACATCAACAATCACGAGTACAAATAAAACGAGCCATATACAGATGAAAAACAAACGTCATGATAAGCAAGATAGTGGTTATTGATATGCCAAGTTTTTGCCCTTCTCCGATTTGATGACTGGCTGTTGTTAAAGGTCCTTCTATTTCTAGAAAATATTCCTTTTCCTTAGCTATGGCAAGTTTCCTCCATTGCCGTTGGATTGTCCTACCTTCTTTCGTAATGACATACCACGCAACAGAACTAACAATTCCGACCACACACAAGACTACCTTCTGAAAAAAAGAGAAGGAATTAAATTCCTTAAATATGTATGCTAACATGGCTCCTTGGAAAGTCATAAAAAAGATATTTCGAGTCCATATCAATGGTGCGTGCATACGCAGTTGGTTCAGGGACTCTATGTATGCTAATCTTTTCTTATCTTCGAAAGAGTGAGAGGATTTGTTCTTGCTGCATTCCTCTGCTTCGTTATGCTTTTTGGAAAGCACATATAAGTTATTTATTTTGTTAAACATATGCATATTATGTTGCCATGTTTCTGCGATTTGTCAATCTATTACCGTGTCAGTTCCACAAACGGAACGTTAGGGTGGGAGTCGTGTGTGCAGCTCTCGTTTTTCAATATGACATTTATGAAAGGGAGAGATATTTGAATGTTAAAGTTCCCTCTTTAAGGTTATACATTACATTAGGCAAGTGATAGAGGTTAATCTTATACAAGGCAATTTGACATGCCCCCTTGGGCATGAGTAAGATTTACTGCGCACATACCGATGTTGTTGCTACGGATTCCTTGGTTGAGAATCCCCGCAACCCGAACCGCCACCCCGAAGACCAGATTATCGCCTTGGCGAAAATCATCCGCCATCAGGGGTGGCGCAATCCAATTGTTGTCAGCCGCCGCTCCGGCTTTGTCGTGAAAGGTCACGGTCGCTTGCTGGCAGCCCGCATGCTCGGGCTGGAGGAAGTTCCTGTCGATTATCAGGACTACGAGAACGAAGCCGCCGAATGGGCAGACATGGTGGCTGACAACAAGATTGCTGAACTCTCCAACATGGATGAGGATGAGCTGAATGCCATCATCCGTGAACTGGATGGGCAGATTGATTTGGAGCTTACCGGGTTTAACGATTCCGAAATCAACTCCATGCTGGCCAGCGTATCGGAGGACTTGGAAGCCGTGCCGGACAATGTACCTCTGGATGCTGATAATGACAGCACCGTGACCATCCTGCCGTTCATTGCCTACGGAGCCAAGAAAATCTACATGCAGCCGGACGAAGCCGAGCGATTCGAGCGACTGCTTAAGGAATACAGCTCCGTTCATGGTAACTACAACGGACTTGCCCTCGAACTCATGGAGTTCGGCGATTCCAACTTCCGCAACGACTCCCATGAAAGCTGAATTCATACCGAACTATCCGCTGGCGCAGTTGAAACCTGCGGATTACAACCCTCGCCATCTGGACGAGGAGAAGTTCGTGCTTCTGCAGGAGAGCCTGCGGAAGTTCGGTGTGATTAAGCCGGTTATCATCAACGGTGAGAATGGTATCCTGACTGCCGGACACCAGCGCACCCGCGCCATGAAAGCTATCGGTCTGACGCATTGTCCGGCTATCCGCTTGCAGGGTATTACCCGTACTGATGAAATCCGCTTCAACCTTTTCCACAACAGCATCGAGACCAACAAGACCCCGGTCACGCTGAATCTGGACGATTGCGAACTCGAATCCGAGACGTACTGCTATCTGGAGCACGAGCGCATTCAATTCAAGCGCAACGCCAATGCTCTTATCATTAACGGCATGAGCGGGCTTATCATGCGTTATGGCGGCTGGGGTTCCGTGGTATGTGACGAAGATGGTCGCGTGCTACTCAATTCGGACTACGCCGTAGCTTGCAAACAACTGCGCGTTCCCTGTCTGGTCTACATGATTCCCCGCGAGCAAGAAGAGGAAATGATGCGCTACCTTTCCATCGACTACGGCCAGTATTACTACGATGCCCTGGGCGTGAAGTCCTACAATCAACTCCATTGCCAGATGCACCGCTTGCAAGGGAAGAAGTCACGCCTCATCACGTCCTCGCTCTACGAAAACTATGTGCTGCCGACCTTGCAAAAGAACGAGCGCACGGTGGACTTCGGTGCCGGGCGTTGTGCCTATGCCGACATGCTCATGAAGCAAGGCTACAAGATGCTTGCCTATGAGCCCCACTTCCAGCAGAAAGGTACGCTCAATATCCGCAAAGTGGTGCGTATGATTAAGGTACTCCGCGAGGACATTCGCAAGCATGGGCTCATGGATGTGGTGGTACTTGACAGCGTGCTTAATTCCGTGGTGAACAGCCAGTTTGAACACGCTGTGCTGACCACCTGTAACGCTCTACTGAAACAGGATGGACGAATCTACATCGGCACGCGCTCGCTGCCGTTTACCGAGCGTCTCAAGACGTTCAAGACTTACAACAGCCATGGGCGTGATATTCAGTTTCTCGATAAAGAGAACTTCGGGGCAACCTACCGCAGCGGAGTCTGGACGATGCAGCATTTCCATACCCATGACAGCCTCCGCAACCTCCTGCTGGAATACTTCGAGAACGTGGAAATCAAGGGACGAGAAAGCGAGGTTCAGCTATACGCCATCGCCAGCCATCCCCGGAAGCTGCCGCGAACCAAGGTGGAAGAAGCCATTAACGTGGAGTTCAATATGGAATACCCCGGAAACTACCATCACAACATGCACGGTGAACTGGTGGCAGAAATTATGCAAAACATTGAGCGAGAACGCAGTTTCTTGTAAATTGAAGCCGATTTTATTTGCAAAATTTGCAAGAACGTGCTATACTGAACAACAAAATAGACGCCATGATTACGATTCGCACACTAAAGGTCAGCGCACCCTTTTCCTATCTCTGGTTGAAACACGTTACCGGGGTGAATCTGGCAGTCCATTGTGCTCATTGCTTGCTGGGGGAATATGACCCGCGTATCAAAGCCAACCTGACCGAAGTCTCGAACATCACGCTGCCGGATGCTCCCTACCATTACCTGTGCGGAGTCAGCCGCCCCTACGTGTGGAGCCGCAACTTCCATCTGGCTTTCCGGGAAAAGGAGGGAAGCCTTTTAACCGTCCAGCGTAACGGTATCTACATCGAGATTGAGAACGCCGAGGAGGTAAAGTTCAGCATGGCTGATGCCGACCCGAACGACCCGCACTATCGGAGCAAGAACTACCGCACCTGCCGCAACTGGCAGTTTGCTTTTAAGATTTCCAAATTGCTGTAAAACGAACGAGGACGCGTCCTCGTTTGCTTTCTTGTAGATTTTACTTGGAAGCCTTGGCAACGACTTCTTTCAGGTTCTTACCGACCTTGAACTTCACCACCGTGCGAGCAGGAATCGGAACATCCTTGCCCGGATTCTTGGGGTTACGTCCGACCTTGGGCTTTACTTCTTTAGCGTAGAACGTGCCAAAGTTGCGGAATACAACGGTATCGCCATTTCCCAGAGCTTCGGTAATCGAATCAACCGTCTTCTGGATGACTTCAAGCACTTCGACCTGCGTGCAGCCGTTATCCAGCTGAGCACACACCATGTTTACTAACTCTCTCTTGGTAATCGTAGCCATAAGTGTAAAAGTTTGTTGCGCTTATTATAGTCAGCCACGTATATTTGGTCAAGGCTTTAGCAAACAGAAAAGCTCCCGGTGACTAGGCGGGAGCTTTTCAAGAGAAAAAACATATCAGAACTGTCGTCTTCTGATGTGCCCATTATAGGGGAATCATATTAGAAGTCAAGATTTTATTCTAAAAAGTTCACTTTTGCTTTGTTGCGGTATCATACGCCCGACCGATGGTCAGTCGGTCGGACGGAGCCCTTTAGCTCATCGGATGAAGTTCATCACAAACAGAATAATCTGCAAAATGAGCATAATGAGCTCAACCATGATACGACAATTCATAGTTCTTTCTCTTCCAGCCGGGTTCACTTGCTGTTCCGAAGCCATATATGGTACGTCACATCGGCGGACAGGACTGGTTTACTCCCCGCTGAGCGGTGACGCAGCACCTACCAACCGGAGTTGGTAGCGGAAGAGCGGGAGCGATTCTACCAGATAAACACCATGCGAGCAAGCCCGGAAGAATGTTGTTTTTGACATGCCCCCTCTGGCATGTTCAAGTACATTCTCAATCGACTGACGGAACGCTCCACATGGCTGGGCGTCATTGCCCTTGCAACCGCATGCGGAGCCACTATTGAAGCGGCTATTGCCGAGCAGATCATCGCCGCTGGCATGGCGGTGGCTGGTCTGATTGGCGTAGTCACCAAGGATAAAACTGAAACCAAAAAGGAGGACTCCGACAATGGCTGATACTCTGGCACAGGTACAGAAAGACGTGCGCTTCTGGCAGCGTCTGCTGACCTTTGCCGGGTATAAGCCCGGTAAGGTGGATGGCGTGAATGGTCGCAAGACCAAAGCCGCCGCCCAGGAGTGGCAGAACGATGCCGAACGCATCAAGGCTGAAATCGGCAGCTTCGATGAGCGCTCCGAGCGTAATATCGCCACACTTACGCCCGAGACTCAGCGATCCGCCCGCATCTGGCTCAAAGCCGCCAAGGCTGTAGCCGATGCTGAGGGCTACGATGTCCGCATCATCTGCGGAACCCGCACCTATGCTGAGCAGGATGCGCTTTATCGCAAGCGTCCGCGCGTGACCAAGGCTCGCGGTGGCCAGAGCATGCACAACTTCGGCATTGCATGGGACATCGGTATCTTCCGGGGCAAAGAATACATTGGCGACCATGCCCTATACGCCAAAGTAGGCAAGCTCTACAATCAGGTGCCGGGCACCACCTGGGGTGGTACGTGGAAATCCTTTGTGGATGAACCTCACTACCAGCTCGAAAAGTACAGCAGCAGCTCCGCTGCCCGCAACGCTTTTGAGGTATGAGTGCTAAAGGACTGTTTACTCGCGGCTTCACCGAGGGGGAAGTGAAGCAGATACAGGCGACCGCCAAGAAGATGCTTCTGGAGGGTAAAACCCTCATGAGCTGGAACGATGGCAGTACGTCTGTGAGTAAACAGTTCGCTATGCCCGTGGCAGATGTGCTGGATGAATGTGCCTATGCTCTCCGCTATTTTGAGAAACAGGCTCAGGCTTCCGGCACATCTGACCATCCTGCTTCCCTCAGCCATGTTGCATGGCGTTTACCCCTGTAACCCACATTTGCCCTCATGAACTTCCTGCAACGCCTCGCCGCCCGCATATTTTTCGGTTCGCATTCTGTCTTTGAATCAGCCAACCGTTCACCCCGGCGTGCAGAAGTCCCCGGAAGTGGCCCGCGCGACACCTCGCTCGACCTGACTCCCGGAGTCCGTTCTGAGCTGGTGCGCCGGAGCCGCTATCTGGTGAAAAACTCCGGCTTTTTGCAGGAGATTGTGGGCAGCATGGCCATGTACTCCATCGGTGATGGAATCATGCCTCAGCCCGCCAGCAAGGATGCGGCATGGAACAAGCAAGCTCTCGACTACTTCAACCGCTGGGCAAGGCATGCGGAAATCACCGGGCGATTCAATCTTGTTACCTGTCAATACCTCGCCTGTATGGCTCTGGAAGTAGATGGTGAGATATTCATCCTGAAAACTGAGGAGGACGGAGTACCGAAGATTCAGCTTATCGAGACACACCGTATCGGCAGCACCGAGGAAGACACTACCGAAAGCACCATCATTGATGGCATCCGCGTAAACGCCCTCGGCAAACCGCTTTCCTACCGCCTTTTGCTGGATAATGGCAACTACCGCGACCTCGCCGCTCGGGATGTCCTGCACCTCTTCACTCCCATGTCTATCTCCCAGATGCGGGGATATCCGACTATTCAGCACAGTATTAACCACATGCTGGATGTTGCCGAACTGCTGGCTCTCGAAAAGCATGCCGTTAAGGATAACGCTGACATCTCTCGTGTTC